GCCACGCATATCGAATACCCAACCCTTGGCAGTTATCTCTGCATTAATGGATGCAAAGTCATGCTCCAGCTTAAGGCCCTGCATAAACAGTGGTTGGTTCTTTGCTTGTGCTCGTACTTCCTTAACGAGTCTTTCATAGACCTTGGTGTTAAGTTCAACGTCACGAATACAATATGTCAACATCTCTTTGTTGTAGTTAGTCCAATCATTGTAGTCACCCTTAGGGTACTTGAAGAACTCACCCCAACCAGCCAAACCATGCTTATGAGGTCTTACATATCGAGAGTGTTGTGACATTATCAAAGTATCCCACACCTTCTGAGAGCTCGTAGGAGCCCACTGGAGAAGCCTTTTAAGTACTGGTAGGTCATATCCTATGATGTTATGTCCAGCCAGCAGAGAGGCTTCTGAGAGCTTCTGGAGCCCTTCAGCTATCGAAGGGAGGTCTTTATCGTGGTCTGAATAAGAAAATACCTCTTTTGTTTCTATATCTTGCATCACAAGACACCAGATTGTATCTACTTGAGGTATAAGTCCGTTAGTTTCTAAGTCAAATATTAGTTTCATTTGTAGTCCTCTTTGTGAGTAGTTTAAGGACACGTACTCAGGTCATTGATTGTATTAATCTCTTTGAGATTTTCTTTAAGACTGATCACTTTTATTGGGTAGTTTGTTGAGTACCATCTAAGTTGCTCAAGAGACTGCTCCTTTTCCTCAACACCCTGAGGTGTCTTTAAGTAATCATGTAGGGCTTTCACTGGGTATCCGTAGATACCTAGGTGTGTTTCAGTAGGTTGTTCATTTCTTTTAAAACTAGTGGCGTACCCAAGGAGATCTGTGGATACTTCAACAGAACCTTCAGAGATAGGTGAACTTAACGTAAGAACTTCGTTCTCTTTTGCGTTATCTATCATACAGAGTATAGCAGATAAAGATACGTTAAGCATATCACCTTGTACATTTATAATGTAGTCGTAGTCCTCCAGAGAACCCATGCACCCAGCTATCCTTTCAGTTCCATTACGGTATTCCTCGCTAGATATTACACAATTTTTTACGAGTGTACCGACTCTTAAGCTGTCAGTGAATACGTAGGTATCTAATCCGGATCTTTCACAAGACTCGTAAACCACACGAACTAAAGGTTTTCCGTCAATTAGTGTTAATGGTTTTTCTTTTAGCCTTGTTGAACCTATCCTTGCAGGTATTACTATGCAGATACGCATACAAACTCCTTAAGTTTACTTATAAACTCTTCTGTTTTATCTAGTGGAAATACAGTTGATTTATCTGAGAGAGCTTCTTCAGGGTTAGGGTGTACTTCTAAGAAGAAAGAGTCAATACCTACAGCAGCAGCTGCATACATTAACCCATCACTATACTCTGGTTCACCACCTACTCCGGGGAGTTGCGTTGAATGAGTACCATCAAACACTATGGTCTGTTCTTGATAAGTTTTCTTCATGTACTGAAGACCTTTGAAGTCAACTACAAGATTGTTATAACCGAAGCAGGTACCCCTCTCTGTTATCCAGACAGAGGCTTCACCTGTTTTAGTTAAGACATCATCTATATCTTTAGCAGACATCCACTGACCTTTCTTTATATTTACTATCTTATCCTTATAGGAACAGGCAGTATTGATTAGTTCAGTTTGTCTCGATAGGAATGCAGGTATTTGTATTACATCTACAAAAGGAGATTTACCAACTACTCTTGCTTGTTCTACAGTATGCACATCAGTCACTATCTTCAGACCATGGTATTTCTGTTTAAGACTTCCAAAGTCACACAGCACATGAGGTAATGGGTACCCTTGGAATGATGTGTTTAGTGACCTGTTTGCTTTTTCAAATGATGCTTTGAAGTAGTACTCAATGTTATTTGACTTACATAGGGGTAGCATGTGATCTATTACTTTACACGCTAGGCTGTACCCTTCCCACACGCAAGGCCCTGCTATAATTTTCATGACCCTGATGTCCTCCGAACTATGTCATTAACTTCAAACTCAGACCAGTAGTATTCAAAGGCAACAGTATCTTCAACCACTACAAACTGATGGTATAGACCTGGGCTAACTGATGTACTGTCACCTGAGAATAGATGAGTTTCATCAATTAACCCTTGGTCTTGTTGCCAAATCCTAATTATTAAGTGTCCACTTTCGACATAGAAAGCATTCCATTTGTTAGTGTGTTTATGTTCACTACACTTATGTCCAGCTTTCCCTTCGATTCTGTGAACTTCTACCGAGCTATTACTTAGGATGCATTCGGTGTGACCCCAAACTTTACCTTGCTTCATCTATAATACGCCATATATCTACTAGAACACCACAGCCACCATTAGATGGTAGACTTGTAGCTACTGATTTAACTTCAGAGATTGAATCTTTAGGGCAGTATGGGTGACCCACACTTGATAAACATGATATGTCTGATATGTCATCTCCTATATAGATAATTTCGCTAAAATCTACCTCATGTTTTCTTGCAAGATAAGCAAGAGATTGTAACTTTGTTTCTGGATTACAAAAGTGTACAACTGTATTAAGGTCTACGCCCCTCATCTCTGTAGAAAAGCTTTTATCACCAGAGAGAAGTATGACTGTAACACCAAGCTTTTGTATTCTTTTGATTGCACTTCCATCTTTAACATTAAATGATTTAAACTTAAAGTTGTTTGCATAGCTGACGCTTCCATCAGTAAGTACACCATCAACATCGGTTATTACTATTTGAGGTTTATTCACACCCATTGTTTACTCCTTAGTAAGTTACTTCACAGGCTCCACCAGCACAAGCTGCTTCACCCGATAGATCTGTATCATCTTCAGATTCTACTACGTTAGTTAGATCAATACTCGTTAGAGATCCTTCCATCATTTCATACTTCTCTTTGGTAATATCTTCGAATGGTGCTTGCATATACGTACCACCATCATAAGGCAATACAGATATGCCATTGAAAGTATTACGGTTTTTCCACATCCACTCACCTACGAGTTCCCATTCATCATCTTTCACACTAATCGTACAGGATACATTATGAGAGTTTTGACCCTCGATGTGACCTGCACCAACCCATTCAGTATTAAACTTACGTACTCGTTCCAGAAGATCTACTGGGTTTTCTGTACGAAGGATAGAGTTCTCAGGTGCTTTCTGTGGGATCTCGATCACCGCCTGTGCTTGTGGGTTGAAATATTCATCTTCGACTAGTTCAGGGTGGTTAGTTGCGAAGTACCCATAGAGTGCTTCGTTCTTACCTATTCTTTGTCTGCGGATGTAATAATCATTATGCCAAGCATGGATACCAGAACTGGTCCCCAGAACGCATGAGGAGGTTCCTGAGGGTTTAACAGTAGTGCAACGAGCAGCAGGGTTGATACCAAGAAGCTTAGCAACGCGAATATTCTCGTCAACGACCAGCTTTGCAGCTTCTTCCAGATCATATTCAAGAATCTTACCGGATCCGATACCTGTTTGACCCACTCCAATAAGTGCATCTTTCTCTGTAGTTTCTCGCCAACAATCACGTAGATAGTGGAAGTCTGTATAGCCTGCTTGAAGCGTTCCAATAAAGGAGGCTGCTTTTGCTCGTTCATTTAAGTCCTCTTGAGATGTTAAATCTGATACATTTAGTTCGCATAAGTTGCAAAATTGATAAGGGCGTAGACCTATCTCACAACATGGGTTAGTCCCCCAATGCTGATCGTTAGAGAAATACACTCCGGGCTCACCTGCACCTGACAGTTCTACACGTTCCCATAGCTTTTTGAACTCGCTTAGGGTGATTTTATGACGTAAGATAACAGCAGAGTTGTTTGCTCGTCCTCGTTGAGGGTTATCTTCCCACCAGTTACCAGACTTACAGCCTAGCATATCGTTATCATCCATGCAGAACAGTGAGATCATAGCGGCTCTTCGAATACCACCTGTCAATACTGCATCTGCAATGTAGCACATCATATCATGTACTTCCAAAGTAGATAGCTTTCGACCGATAGCTGAATCCAGAATAGAACGCAGATTATGTAAGCAATCTTTAAGCGGTTGCGGACCGGGGGCTTTGCCTCCAGTAGTAATGAGTCGAGCTCCTTTAGGACGAATATCACGGAAGTCGAAATCAACATCCATAAGCCCATTAAAATAAGACTCCATAAGAACTTTAATAGCATCTGCCCATCCCTCTATGTTATCAGAGACAAGGAACCTACGCTTACGTTTCTTAGGACCTGAGACCTCTGGTAGTTTATTTACGTGTGCTCGTTGAACAGAGTAGCCCACACCAGTACCACCAAGGAGAAGGAACATTGACTCAGCAAATGCTTCGATGTCTTCTATAGGTAAGTAAGCGCAGTTATAAATACGATTAGGGGCAAGCTCAATAGGAGCACCACCAAATTGTAAACTACGCATACTAGGAAGAACCTTCTTAGCATATACATGTTCGTAGACCTTTTCGATCTGATCTTTGATTTTCGGGTACTTGCGCTGGTGCATTTCTTTGTTTCGGGTGACGAGTTCTTCCCATGTTTCTCGTCGTTGCTTCTCTGGCAAGTACTTTGCGTACTTTGAGAAGACTGTGATTTCAGATAGAATTTCATTTGACTTGTTCATCTTGTTCCTTCGTTTTGTGTTTATCTAAGTATTTGTACATTTTCAGTAAGTGCTCTCTCGAGTCCTTGACTTGACCTAATACCCTGTTACATGAGTGGCATATCCACCCACGGAATGTGTCTGTATCGTGGCAATGGTCAAGAACCCAAGGGGTCTTACATCTGGAGTTTGTGAGCTCCATAGCTTTCTCCTCAGGGGTATTGCAGATTGAACAGCAATGATCCTTTGGAGGTTCCCCGACTTCTTTATGTAGCTTTCTACGGACCCTTTCGAGTTTGTTTTCGCAGTCTCTACATCTGTTTCTCCTGTAACCCCTACCGGAGTCCACAGGAAATTCTTCTATATCTTTTACTTCATCACAGGTATTACATTGTTTAGTCTTTATGTTCTCGCTGTTCATTTAATCGTAACTCCAATAAGGTGTCTACATTTCTTGCGATAGTCTCGATTTCACTATCCTCAAGTAGATACTGAAGAAGCATTGGCTGATCACGTTTGTAATCTAATATCATGTAACGTAACCAATCTTTTGTTGATAACTTCATTAGCCGCCTCCCATAGCGTAATATCTATCAAATGCTTTAGTTATTTCCCGACAGAACTCAGACCTCACAATATCATCTGGGTTGTCGAAAACTGTTACTCCGATGTTCTGAGAGACTTCAGGTAAGGTTGTGTCACCATGCATATCAATCAGAAGTTTTAAACCAGAAGAGTTTCCTAGTCGTGCTTGTTGTATATCACCACAAACAACAACCTTAGAGTTCTTTCCAATTCGCTTAAGGAATGTTTCCATTTCCTTCTTAGTCGTGTGTTGAGCTTCATCAAGGATTACAAATGAGTTATCAAATGTACGTCCTTGAATAAACTCAAAGGGTACTACCTGTATTGTTCCTTCGCCTAGTTGTTTCTCAAATGTACCACTAAGGTGTTTCCGTAGGATGTCTGTGTATGGGACAATCCAAGGAGCCATCTTATCCATTTCTTCACCCGGCAGAAAACCTATTGATTTACTATCGGATACGTTAGGACGACATAAGACTATCCGGGAGTCTTTATTGTCTATCCTAAACTGAGCAGCCATTGTGGATGCTATGTAGGTCTTACCACTACCAGCAAAACCTAGTCCTACAGAGACTACATTATTATCTATAGAGTTGATGTAGTCTGATTGGTGTTGAGACAGAGCTTGTAGCCCTAGCGAGTTACTTTGTTGTTTTTTACCCTTCTTCTTCAACTTCTTCCTCTCCGATGATGATTTGGACTTGGATAGGTAAACCTTCCTCTGTAGCTTTTTCGATGGCTTTAGAGATTTGTTCGTATAGATTGCTTTCTAAGTCTATGTGGTATTTATTCTCGATCCAGATAGCATAGATAGGACTGAGCATAAAGAATACCACTGTGCAGAAAACGCCTAAGGCTGCTGACAGCCACAATATGTCGGTTACTAATTCAATCATTTTAAGATTACACTCTCGTATAGTTCGATAGGGTGATTGCTGCCAACTAGTGTGTGTAGGTTCTCAGGGTTTGTTTTATCAACCATTAAGGGTATTGATCTAATACCGATAGATTGTAGTAAGTCAAACGCTTCATCGTCCTCATGAACATTACGTACAGTTATTTTATCGAGAAGTCCTGCAGTATCTAGTCGTTGCTTTAGTGTTTTACAGGCAGGGCATCCGTTACCTGTTAGTAGTACTATATCTTTCATGAAAGTTCCTCTTCTGTTTTCTTAATCATCCAATCCAGATACTGTCTAGCTTTTTTCATATCTTCTAATGGATTCTTTTTGTTCCACAAACGAACACCTAAGTACTTCAATGCAGTAGCATGGCAGTGGTCTATAAAGGGGTGTGGGGCTTTGGAGTTACCTAGTACGTCCTCTATGTAATCAATAGTCTGGATAGTACCCACATTGTAATGTTTGGGGTGCGATACAGGGTCATACTGGATTTCTTGGGAAGTACCTAGGGGTTTTGGTTGGTTCATATAAGATCCTCTTGGGGCGGAAGTTCTTGTTTTGTCGGTTAAGCAAAAAAATAATTAATCTTCCCACACAGTACCACGTTGGTACATTTGCATGGCTGTATTTAATGAGCAGTTATATCCCTGCATAATTTCTTCAAACATTTTCATGAACATCATATTTTATTACCTTTCTTTTTATTAGCTTCGAGTTCTGCTCCGGTTACTCTACGACAATACCATTCATCTACTAGCATATACCAACGCTGGTTACCATTGGATGCTGTTAGTTTGTTACCTGCATTGTTAGTGACACTACCTGATAGCACAAACTGACCATCAATAGGCTGTATCATTACGTCAACTATAGCGTATGAGTTTGCTGGTACTTTGAATGCTTTTGCACTATCTAGTAGGTAACCTGAGTATACGTATGCATCATCTACATTAGTGCACACGAGTGATACTGATGCGTTAGTCATTTGTGCATATGTTACTGCGATCATAAAGATAAGTGATTTCATATTAAGGCTCCGTTAGTATTTTGAATGAGTCTACTACTTCTTGTAGCAACTCAAGTTTTCTTTCAGCTGCTTGCTCGTTTAGATTATGACTACTCATATAACAGTTCACATTGTTTCTCGTTGTGTTTAGTACTTGAGCTATATAATCTACAGGTGCGCCATGTGCTTTAAGTTCTATCGCTACGGCTCTTTGATCGACAGTCCATTGTTTTTTAGGACTTAACGCTAGTTTATTCATAATTACCTACATAAGGTTTAGAACTGCTATTACTATTAGTGATGTCACACATCCAGCCCAGAATGCATAGACTTCTTCATCTGAATTAAACATTACTTATCCTTTTTACATTTACCTTTCTCACAGTCACCATCACATTTGTCACATTTTTTGGCACCGAAGATTTTGTCAAAGTTATTTCTGAACTTATCTGTTGTACCTTTAGACTTGATTGCGTCACCTGTTACGTCATTTACTGCTGCCATCTTATTCCTCTTGGTGTTCTATTACTTTAGTGTTTTTACCATTTAGCAAGGCTAGTTGTTCTTCTAGCTCTGCATCTGTTATATCTTTGAAGTCAAGATTTGCATTGATATTTTCTGTACGTTGAAGCTTAGGTTGCTCATACTCTGCTAGTATAGTAGCAAGTCTAGCTGCTTCGATCATATCGTTATCTTGTATTGCTTTCATCATAGACATTTTGATTACAGTCAATCCATTTGGAATCTCATCAACTAGACCATCTGTAATATCTTTGAAGATAGAGATTGTCATTTTCATTTGCTCTCTAGCTTCTTTGTTAGCTCGTCTAGTCTCTACAGACTTTTGAGCCATCTTTTGCATATGCTCTTTATCCCACTTAGGCTTTAGATTCTTAAGCGAGTTCTCGTGCATATTGTATTTAGGATTCTCTTTTACGTGCTCTGGTTTAACAGTACCTTCTTGGTACTTTACCTTACCTGTCATGTTCGTTCCTCCGTTACTGTTTCTAGGCTTAAGGTTCTTTAAGCTACTATAAATACCTAGAAGTCTCTGTAAGGCTCTGTGAGGCTCTCTAAGACCATTGTCAATTACCTAATACGATTGTATAGGTTTGTCCGTAATAAGTCTTAGAGAGCTTTGTAGGAGCTTACTGAGTTAAGTAACTGTAGTGAACTCGAGATACGTGGTACCCATCGTTCCACTTTTTAGACTTTGTAGCTAACAGATTGCACCATGTATTCCAAAGGTTTTCACTACCATATTTTAAGCACATTGCTACATAGTTTGTGATTCTTTGGGAGTACATAGGGCTGTTAATGTTTGCAGGTAAAGACAGATCTTTGTTGCTTAACCCATATAACTTGATGTTATGACTGTCCATGCAGCCTACTAACCCTGTGATTAACTGACAAGAGAACCCTGCTTTTGCTAGACCCAACCCCGGTATACGCAAAAATATTTTCATTAACGATAATGACTTATCTTTCTCACTTTTGCTTGACGCTAGTACTGCTTTGACTTGACCCAGAAGTCGGTGTTTATGCTTCTGAGTATATATGTAGGTGTTCTTTTTGTTACCCCATAGGAATCTACTGTTGATACCTAGTTGCTCTACGTCTTTGATCTGGTCACCTACACTTAACCAGTTTTGCTGTATTGAGAGAGATACCATAAGAATCACTTTTGCAAGATTGTCGGCTGACTCTAAGGCAAATTTATTAATCTTTGAATTGTGGTTAGTAAACATACATCACCTATACTCTATCTATTACGTTTAACACAAAAGATGCAAACATAATTAATATTATTACAAATATCATTTATCATTTTCTAGCAGATTCCATATTGGATTGTTAGCTATTTGATATACCCTTGCTGTAAAAAAAGAGGCCCCGAAGGGCCTATAAAGGGGAGAATGATTGTTTGCTAGAAATCGTCGTCACTGACTGAGGCTGTGGCAGTATCATCGCCAAGATTGTCAAAGTCAACAGAACCTGTGTACTCCACAAGGTTTGTCATTTGAATGGCAGACAGGATGGTTGTGATACCACTACGACCAGCAACATTGTATTCTGCTCGGAATACTTTTACGTTACCTTCTGAACCATTACCGATGTTCTTACGACTATCTATAGGTTTCTTAGCTGAGTCAACGAATACTACAGGGGTATTTTCTGTGCCATCTTTACGGAAAGCTTTACGCTTTAGGTTGATTGCAACATTACCATTATCTAGTGTTCGAACTTTACCATACGTTTCGAGCTCTGCTTTTCGAGAGGGATCTACTTCGATCTGGCATTCCCACTGTTCTGTACCAAATGGGCTGCGTGGCTCATCGATGAATACATAGTTTAGTTTAACGTCACGGATGATTGAAGTACCTAGTTTTTGGTTGGACATTGTTGTCTTCCTCATGTTGAATAAATATTTGATTTGAATATGAAAAGCCCCGAAGGGCTTGTATTAGTCCATGATATACAGAGGTGTTTCTGCTAATTCATTTTCTTTGCTTTCGATCTCTGCTACGATTTCGTAAGTACATGCACGACCTTTCTGGTTGTTGTAGTCAGAAGGTATTGCTACTACGTCTCGTGGATTGATCTTTACAGCCATTAAGTGTGAGTCATGCGGACCGAACTCAATTGCATAATCGTAAGAGGCGAAGTGAAGTCCGTAAGAACATGTACGATCTTTATCTTCGTCTACAGTATTACGAGGCATGCTTGGCTTAGCACCGATAGAGTTATCCATTTTACCTGTGAAGTGATCTTTGTAATCATAGTTTACAGATTTGTAAGCAATGAAGTGACCATCTTCAGTGATAGGTAATGCTGATACTTCTAAGAACGAGTATAGCTCTTGAACTGCCCTGAATGAAGGGTTTTCTAACAAGTTTACTACAAAGTTTTCTAAGTATTTGATAGATCTACCATCCTCTAACAGGTCGAATATACGAATTGCTAGTGTCTCTGGTATCTTATAATTACCATAATACAAAGAGTCATTACCCATAAGCTCAAAGTTTGTATCTGCTATAGATTTCTCTACTACTAATCGTGGATTAGCCCACTCTAACGCTTCTTCTAGTCTATCTTGTGATGCAAGATTGTAGACCATAGCGAAGTTTGGGTGGTCAGATGTTATGATAACTGGTTTAAGATTATCATAAAGGGTTACTGTGTTATCAGTGATAATTTTCATTTAGCTTCTCCAGCTAGTTTAAGTATTTGAGTGGCAACATCATTACGAGCATAACTAGGTAGCCATGAACCACAACTTGAGATTCTGAACACAGACAATCCGTATTGTTTTGTCTTTGCTGCCATCTCTCTGGATTCTTTTGATATTGCAACTTTTATTTCTCTTGATGGGGACTCATCATCAATTACTTTGTACTTTTGCTCTATATCATACTTTTGCATTAGATATTTGAACATTCTGTCGATTACTGCAATTAAGTTCTCTGAACCTTTTATGTGATTCAGGTAGTCGAAGTTTTCTCTATAGTTGTATTGATACACCTTAGAGTTTATCCAATCTATCATATCTGCATACATCGAGACTTTTCTTTTAGCTCTTGCGATACGTAACTTATTTGCTTCATCAACTCTTAGTACTTTGATTAGTATTTCATTTTCAAATGGTTTTAGGTTTGATTTGCTTACCTCCTTCATAGCATGTTTCCTTAAACCATATATTTTGTAACCAAGATGCGCTGCAAATGCAAGTATGTTTTGGTCAACTGTGGTCACCCAACCTTTCAAAGGAACATAGTATCCTTCTGCTGGTAGAGGAGAGTCATTTAGTGTTGAAGATATATCAATAGGTTTTCTACCTCGCTTAGTCTCATGCGTGTACTGGAACACTTGATTAGGCTTTGGCGCACGAGCAGTACCTTTTTTGGTCTTTTCGATTGCTGGTAGAATCTCTGATAACAACACATACTTGAAACCAAGCTCATCGAGTTTATCAGTTACTCGTTTAGATATAACGTCTATTTTCTCACCTTTTTCACGAGCACCTATTAAGATCATATCATGGTTAGAATTTAGTTTATCTATATTTTCTTTGATATGCTTTGAATAGTTTATCGCTAAGTCATTTACAATGAGACGTTTGTGATCTTCCATACTAAAAGTAAACAGATTAGAGTATCTTGGGATGAATGAGTTTGACAGTCTTGTTGTATTACCGTAACCTCTTTGAGCATCCCTTGCTAGACAAAACTCTGCATCATGGTAAAAGACGAATGCTTTCCTTAATACATTTTCCAGAGTTGCTGTTTTCTTGAAACCCTTTATATTTACTAATATTACTTTTTGTAGTATATCAGAATTACGAAGTAAGTTTATTGAACACTCATGCTGGATAGTCATTAAGTCTGCAACAGTTTTAGCGTTTGTAATTGAATCGACAATATCTTTACCATAGTTTTCTTTGATCTCTGAGATCCGTTTACGTAAGGTATTTAAAGTCTTTTCAGTTATTTCCACGTTTTCCCGACTAGGAGTTACATCAACATCACCAATATCTACTTTAAGTATTAAGTTAGTTCGTCGTATAACTTCATAGAAGTCATGATTCATTATATCTGAATACTTTAGTTCATAGGGTACACCACCCATAACTATAGTAGCGTATAAGTTGAATGAGTCACGTATTGAATAACCTTTCGATAAGTCAGGTACTTCTAACCATTCAAAATCGTCATCACTATCCACGATAGGCTTTACGTCGAAGTATCTTAGTTGCTCTCTAGTCGCATCACCAAACCCAGCTGTGTATTGTAGGTCATATGATAATGAGATTTCTAAGCCGTTAGGATCTTCTGTATCCATTGAACCTATCAATGATACTGTAGGCATACCAGCATCTTTGTAGGCTGTATATGTATAAACCTTACCATTATAAAAGTTACGAATAGTATACGTGTCGGTTAGAGCGAATGGAGTTTTGGAGCCTAACCCATAAGCTCCAAGTGACTCATTCTCGTTTTCTTTGGTAGAGTACCCAAGGTTTGTGTACACTTCACAAAACTTATCAGGGTCAATACCAGTTCCGTAGTCACGTATTAGGAACGTCTTGTCAAGCCATGTTGGTAGCTTTAGATAGAAGGGTTTGTCGGGGCAGCCAGCAGCTACGTGAGCATCTCTTGCATTAGATGATAGCTCTCGAACAACTGCACCTTCTTTGTTAGTGTACAGTTTATCGGTAAGAATACTAAACATCTTTGCATTCATTTGCATTGAGAAAGCTTGAGTGTGGTCTAGTCCGCTAGTTTGTGCGTTTGCACCATATTGAGATAATTGCATTTGCATCGTCCTCTTGGTTTTAGGAGCTTAAGGT